CGTAACGACCACTTACCAGTTCAAGGCCGGTTTTGCCGCTCATGGCTGGACTGATAAAAGGGCTAAGGACGTTGTCCGGCAAATGAAGTCCGGTGTGAAAAATATGATTTTCGCGGATAAAGAACATTTCGGTATCACTGATACGTCCAAAGTGACATTTTACAGTGGTGTCAAGGTTCTTGAATGTGATTATATTCTTGAGAAGTAACATATAATTAATTAACAATTAAAAATTACAGAAATGATTACAGAAAAACAGAAAGAGGCAGTAATGGAACTCTGCCGGTATGTGGAGAACTTTTGTAAGGAGAACGATCTTAGCGCTTTTATGAGCGTTGCGGCCAGTGAGGATCATCCGGACGGGCTTGAGCAGGTTGCGGGTTCAATCGTGACCGGCAAGGGTGACCATGTTGTGGGTTCCATATCTGGAACCGTCAAAACTGACAAACGTGTCTGCATGTTGCTGTCCATGGCGCTGATGCAGGCCCAGGTGAGAAAGGCGGATATCAATGTTATCCCGTTTTGGCGGGAAAATTTGAATTGATGAATGTAGCATAAACAGCCATGAGTGAGAATAACAACAAACAGAAACGTAAACGTGTTTGTCCGCATTGCGGCCGCAAGTTGTGGATGCGTGAATTTTATCCGCTGAAGAACGGAGGCCGGAGTTCCTGGTGTCATGAATGTGTGCTGGAATACAAACGGGAGCGGTACCGTAAGACCCGGAAGGTTCCCGATGGTACTTTCATGCACCGGACCCAGGGGCGGATTGTGGAGCATAACGGCTACTCGACGCGTATATTCTGGAACGGCAATATGCTTTCCATCATGCGTCGCCACTATCACAATACCCTCAACCGGGAGCTGGCTGAAATGCTCGGTGTTTCCGAACGCAGTGTCACCCGGAAGGCCCGAGAGATGGGACTGGAAAAGGACAAAGGTTTTGTAGCCTCCCTTAGCCGGGAACATCTGTTGCTGGCAAACGCGAGAAGTAAGGAACTGGGATATCCGGGCGGCTTCACCAAGGGGATGAAGTTTCGGGGAAACCAATACACCGGAAGGATAAGAGTTGAATAACCTGTAACACTTCAATATTATGAGCAATATATTCAAGAAATTCGAAGGTCTGAAGGTCCGTGTGCAAATCGTGAACGGTTTCGGTCTTCCGGTTGACCGCCAAGGTTACGTGGAGGTTGAGGAGAACTGGGCTTATCTTTACGAGAAAGGACAGAAAGGAAACAGATACATTATGGCGATCAACACCAACAGGAACAGTGTGGTGTCGGTTGAAGTGATTCACCAGAAACGGAATGTGGATAGCCGAACCTCTGGTGAATCAGAAGGAAAGTTCCAAAATGATACCTACCAAAAAGGTGTCATTTCTCTGGGAAAATGACATTCAGATTGAATTGCGCTACATAGCCGCAGTTTTGGCAATATCCGACAATGACAGGGATAAAATTGATGCCATTATCAGCTTTTAATTGCATCCCTTCCCGTTGGAACGATAAAATTTGAGACTCACCTTTACCGAAAATAAAGTTTGTTCTTTGTTTGCACATGGGACATTCGTACGGTGAACATTTCTTGTTGATCTCGGCCAAAATGGCATTAGCATTTTCTTCTGTAAATTTCATAATTGTAAAATTTAAAAGTGACAGACAAAAATAATGAATCAGGGTACGTTCTCCGGCATAATTGTAAAAGTTTTAAGTGACGTTTTAACTTCTTTTTGGAGGCGTACCCTTTTTAAAGGGATAACTTAAAACCGACATAGCCATGCAGATAGACATCAACAGCCGCAAGCAATTGAACAAACCCGAGAATTACTCGGCGTTTTACAGCCTTTTGAACCGCCTTCCGACATCGGATCGTGACGCGCTGAAGGAAAGCATCGTTTCCCAGTACACGGAGGGACGTACCACGAGCCTGCGTGACATGACGCTGAAGGAATACAGTGCCGCCGTGGCCGCCATGCAGAAGCTGGTACCGCCCACTTACCAGGAACAGCTCCGGAAGATCCTCCGCCAGAAGCGCTCCGCGGTATTGCACCAGATGCAGTTGTTGGGCATTGATACGGCAGACTGGGACAAGGTGAATACTTTCTGCCTGGACAGCCGTATCGCCGGCAAGGAGTTCCGTGAACTTGACTGTGAGGCGCTGGACACATTGCAGGTGAAGCTGCGTGCCATCCGCCGTAAACGTGAGAATAAACAACAATAACAACCATTTAATTTTTAGTTATGGACTTGAAAGAACAATTAAAAAGCCTGTCCGCCCAGGACAGGAAGGAGCTTTTGAAACAGCTCCAGCAGGAAGAGAAGGAAAACAAGCGTAACCGGCGCGACGCCTATGAGGGCCTTCGTGCGCAGTTCATGCTTGAAGTGAAGAACAAGCTGCTCCCGGTCGTGGATGATGTGAAAGCGTTTCGCGACTGGGTGGAGAAGGAAGCCGCCGCCTTCCGTGCGGTGATGCGTGAATACGGCCAGCTCCGCAAGGACGAGCAGGCGAGTTTCACCATCGTGGACGGTGACATGAAGCTGGAGGTGAGAAGCAACAAGGTGAAGAGTTTCGACGAGCGTGCCGATCTTGCCGCCGAGCGCCTGGTGGACTACCTGAAGCGTTATGCCATGGGGCGCGAACTGGGTACCGATGATCCGATGTACCAGCTCGGCATGACGATGATCGAGCGTAACCGCCAGGGCGACCTGGACTACAAGTCGGTGAGCAAGCTGTACGAGTTGGAGGACCGTTTCGACAGCGAGTACACTGAAATCATGGATCTCTTCCGTGAGAGCAACGTGGTGTACAAGACCGCGGTGAATTATTATTTCCATAAACGTGACGAGAACGGTGTCTGGCACCGTATCGAGCCTTCATTCTGCCGTTTGTAGTATGGAAAAGACGAAGAATATCGCGCCTCATGTGATGGCCTGCAAGAACTGTGAGGGCAAGGGCCGTGTTTTCTACACGGACCAGGGCGGTGCCCCTTCCTCCTCCCGTTGTCCTGTCTGCAAGGGCAGCGGACGTGTGAAGGTGCAGAGCAAGGTGATCACCCGTATCGAGCCTTTTGTTCCGGGTGAGGATGACACTGAACTGATGACCATGTGATTCCGTTCACACTCTAAACGGAAAAACGCCGCATCCATGCACGATGCGGCGTTTTTTTATCAACATCCCCGGTTAAATGGCTAATTTTGCAGCATATACTTAATTTACTTTATGGCCAAAGGACGAGACAAGACGCTTATAGAACTCCGTGATGAAGCCCTGTGCCGCCGTTACTATTACTGGACGGAGGTGCAGCGCCTGCGCTTTGATGACGCTTTGAAAGTGTTGTCCCGGCAGGAGTTTTTCATTTCCGAGGAGCGTATCATGTCCATTATCCGGCGCAAATGCCGGGAACTGAAGGAGCTGGAGGTAAAACCTGTCCCGAAAGTGAAAAAGCCCCGTCTGACAGCCGTCCAGCTCTCGCTTTTCACGGGCGAATGAACCTTGCCGCCCCTTCCTGCATGGCGGATTCGTCGTGCAGCGTGAAGGAATACACGGTTTCATACACCTTGATGTTTCCGGGGAGGGAATAGTCCCGGCTCTTCGCTCTGACCAGCGGGCTGGCCTCTTCCGAACATAGGAATCCCTGAAGTGTTTTATACAGCTTCTTCGCTTTCAGCTGGCGTTCCCTTATTTTATCATAGGTGCCTGAAGTGTAGTGCGTGTCGTCGTAACAGTCGATGGCCAGGCGTGTGGTGATGAACGACTCGCTTTTCTGTACCCCGTACCCGATGTCGTTCCAGTCGGATTCGGTGTTTCCGATCAGTACGCAAGGGAAGGTTACCGGGTAGTGGTCCTCTTCGGCTCCCGCTTCGAGCTGTCCGTAATCTTCGTCAATGTATGACAGCTCCGGCATCTTTTCGGCGATGCGTTCCATGATTGCGATAAATATCTCTTCCATGTTGTTATAAATTTAAAATGTTTCTGATTTCGTTCTCCATTTTCTGGTCTATCTTTTCGGACAGTTCCCGGCTTTCCCCGAGGAACTGTCGCTGGGGTATGCGTATGCGGAGCTTTTTCTTTTTGGTCAGTGCCAGCCTTTTCCATTTCAGCGCCTCCGGATTCTCCTGCGGTTTATTGCTTGCGGCGGAACCCCCTTTTCTGCCTTTTTTTTTGCCCGTGGCGGCTTTTTTAGTCTTGCCTGAAGCCTGGTAATACTTCGCCCATGCAAAGCGCCGCATTTGGGGCGTGACGGTCGGGTTCACTTCTCCTCCCCAGTTCTGGACGGGCGCGTATATGAGGTCGTTGGCCACTCTCACCCTGTAGTCCGCCGGCACGTATTTGACGGAGCTGAAGAGGTGGTTTCTTCCTGAGAGTAATGTCCCGTACTGCCCGGCCGCATCGGTCCGCCCCGAGGACAGCCTTTTCGCTTTCGGCCACGGGTGTAGCCCTCCGTTTACGAAACCTTCCTTTCGGAAGTTGTCCTGGAAGTGGTCTTTCGCCATGCGTCCGGCTATGACCGGCATCCTGCGTCTCATCAGGTTGTCGAGCTCCTTCCGTTTGGCTTTTATCAGCTTTGAAAATTCTTTTATGTCCATAAATGACTGATTTAAAAAAATATTTTATACTTTTGCAAAGAGGCATTTTTTACGTGCCCGTCATGTGTTATGAATGTACCTGAACAAGTAAAGAATGAGGCCCGTCCGCTTATAGAACAGTACGGTGATTCCTTCGATTACCTTGGTAATCGCGAGGGCCAGGAGGCTTATCTGTTCCGTTTTCCGGATGATGCCACTGTCGGTTTCCCCTTCCTTTATCTTTTCAAGGACGGTGAGGCCATGGAGGTGACCGGCCCGGGCGTTTTCGACTTCATTGATTTATACACCCCCGGTATCGAAGATGCTGATGAAGTCGGTGTTGAATAGTTTGTTGTCTATTCTCATTATTCCCCTGCAATAATGCGGATTCGCCTGTCCACTTTCGCACAAGTATCTTACATCTTTCCATTCATTGACGGAACC